TCTCTGATCATTGCGTCTAACGATGCTCGCAGGTTCTGAATCTTCTTACTTCTCTGTGCGTTCACGGTGTTCTCCCTTTGGTTGGTTGGTGTTCCCTTTGCTTTCATATAGATCAGAATACAGTAAGCAATACACTTTGTCAAGTCTATTTGCAGACTATTTATCACAGACTCGGGAAGTCCTTATCAGGCCTCGGATATTTCTCTAAGATTTCTTTCCGATACGGTGACTAACGGCCAACAGCGAACCCGCGAGTGACGGTTCTCGTGAGCGTGTCGCTCGGCTGCGGCCCACGATACGGAGCCAGCCTCACAGGTATCGCATACCCAGAGGACAGTTCGAGGCTTGGACTTAGCGATTGTCTCGCTCCGACTGCCACTCGCCGAAGGCACGGCCCTTAGCAAGACGACGAGCGTGCGGAATGTTGTTAGCGACGATGCCTACCCGAAGCGGACCTGACACTGCTAGACGGTCATCTTCAGCCTGATCGTGATAGCCGGCAGCAGTGAGCGCCGCTAGATCGGCGAAGACCTCACAGTGGCGATCTGTCTCTCGATCTATCAAGTGGTCCTGCTTGCCTCCGAGGCTATAGATCAGCACGAAGTTGTCGGGTACTGCGCCCTCACTGTAGAGGCGCTTGAACATTGCGACCTCTTTCGTATACGCGTAGAACTTTGTCGCCGTGGCGCTAGCAGCGATCTCACACCACGCCCTCGCGTACTGCTCGGAGTAGAAGTCGCCGGCATCGTGGATCCGAACCCACGCCCCGCTGAACTTCTTGGCGCTCACCTCGAGGATCAGTTCTTGAGCCCACTTATTAGTGTCTAGTGACGACACTAAGTTCCGAGTGTGAGCGGCACGCACGTTAGAGAAGCGGTAAGTACCGTGACGCGCATAACAGGGGGAGGCACAGACTCCGGCATTAGGGCAAGTCTCGAATGTCTCACCACTAGGCAGCGTTGCTCGCAGTGCGGGGATGCTCCACACCCAGACGTTGTTGCGCTTTAAGTCGCTGTTACCTTGTCGCAGATAGCCCACATAGCCTCGTTCCCTGATGCTGCTACGAGTCACAGTAACAGAGAGGCAGGCCTTCTGTATAGCACTCTATGACCTAGCGATCTAACACCCCTTCAGAGCCGTGATACCGGCCTTGAGCCTTGACGGTAGTCGCACTATAACTAACGACTGTCGCTTAGTTCGAGGGTAGCAGCGAAGCGATCTCATTCGCTAGGTATTCTCTGGCTGCTTTAAGTCCCCAAGCAACGTGCTGCCACTCCCAGTCGCCGGCACCGTGGCCGACTTCCTTGTAGACGCTCCAGTAGCCCTTCTCAAACTCTTCTTCGGTGATGCTCCACTTACCGTCTTGAGTCTCGTACGATCCTGCTCTAAGTCTCTTAAGTCTGTCCACTGTGTCTCCCTTGTCCTTGTGGCGGTTAGATCAGGCCAGCGATTGTGGCGTATGTTTGACGGTCAATGAGGCCTGTGATTGTCTCAAAGTCCTTGGTGAATATCTTTATGGAGATACCTCGCTTGGTCTCGCCCTTCGAGATCCACATAAGGACATCGCCGTCAAGTTCGCAGGAACCGCAAGCCCCCATTGAGGGCTCGTACTCGTGGTCTAATATCTTTGCTGATGACCTCTTGGCTAGGTGGATTACTAACATCTTGGCTCCCTTTGTTGTGGTGGCTATCGTTTCTATGTAGAGCAATATACAGGACCCGATACACTTTGTCAAGTTATTAAACATATTATTCGCTACAGACTCGGCAAACCCGCCCCAGCATTAGAACATTTCCCAAATATTTTTTCTCGTTCAAGCAGGTAGCGGCTCTAAAGCGAAGTCCCTGACCACGGTCCACGCCGGCTTCTTAGTCCTATCGGCTCGTCTAAGCCCAAGGCCTTGCTCCACTGCGTTAGTCGCAGACTGCCCGTCGAACATAGTGGCAAACGCAGCCAGCGGATACCTGATCCCTGTAGCCTCCTGCGAGCGCATTACCTCAAAGTAGGCTCGATAACAGTCGGCTTGACGCTGCTCCGTTAACGCTACGCCTCTAACGACCGGAGCGTTCGTAGCGAAACCCGGTGCGCCCATTTCAGTCAACCATACAGGGGCGATCACTCCACGAGTCTTAGCGTCATTCAGTATTGTCGGCACTTGCTGGAGCGGATTCCACTGTATTGGGTTCGTTGTCGCTAACTCTGGGTAACAATACGGGTGAAGCCCTATCCCATCCCAGACGACAGACCAGTGTCCAGAGAGATCGGCCGATAAGAACTGCGGCCACCACTTCCAAGGGTTAAGAGGATCTGCTTCAGGACTCATACCATTAGTGACGACAGGGACCCTGCGATAACTGCTACGCGCTGACTGTGCGACAGCGATTGAGAGTTGGGCCTGAGCCAACGGAGGCATAGTGCTTGCTGGTGGAGCCAGCCAGAACTGAGGATGGTTCCATTCGTTACCAACTTCGAGAGCGTCAACCAGAGCCGTCTCGATGCAGTTCTTAGCGAACTGTGCTAAAGCCGTGTTCTTAACAGGATCGCTGTAGTCTTTACCCGCAGTTTGCACCACCTGTAGAACCTTTAACCCACGAGCGTGGGCCTCTTGTACTGTGCCGGCTAGTTGCAGTATGGTCCCCGGCCACCCTGACTCGTGCGATACTCGAACCCACTTGACACCTAAGTCAACACAAGCATCTAAAACTTCTATCGAAGCGAAGGGTCCAGCACTGATTCCGAGGGCTTCGCCACGGAGTTTAGGCGTAGAAGTTTGTGACGGAACAGGGGCTATAGGGGTCGGACTGATATAAGTTCCAGCAGTAGAGGCTGTTGTAGTCGTTGTTGTCGCGGTAGTCGCTTTACGCCGGCGACCCATCAGACTGCTGTAGTGCCTGTACGGTGAACTGTGAACGACGCGCCGAAGACATATCTGCCTTGAGCGTCTCTCTCGATGAGGTGAGGCTCACCGCGTGGCTCGATACGCAAGTATCCTTGACCTGAGAGCGTCTCGTTTGTCACGCTTGACAGTCGGTTCCAGATACGTTGCGCCCTAACACGAGCGTTAGACGGGTTCGTGAAGCCTCCTGAGCCGGCGGTAGACCTGACATACAGGTCGATATTGCCTCTAGTGTGTACCGGAGTCGCTCTCCCTATCGTGTAGGCAGGGGCGCTACCCGCTCCCTCAAGTATTGCTGCTGTCATTCGAGTCGTTTCGGGGAGGGTATGCAGGAAGAAGTCTGTCCCCAGAGTCCCTTGCCCTGTAGTCGCAGTGACATAAGTCCCTACTTCCTCAATCATCCCCATCAGTTTGCCCCCGCAGTAGTGGTACTCCCAAGAGTAACTGTCTGTGGTCGCTTACAACGCGCGCACTTAGCCTGTATTTGACCCGACGACCGAGGCCCAACCTTGAATAATAGGCGGCCACACTCGCAACGCCAATCCCTGAACGACGAGCCGGCGATACTCATAGCCCCTGCTTTGCGAAGATCTTGTCGCACTGCTCTGCCAGATAGGTCGGTATAGTCGGCGCATAATCTAGGAACGCACGCTCGAGATACTTGGCACGCCCGGGCCTTGAGGTTTTCTTAGTACCGGTACGCCTAGGCGTGAGAGGCGGGTGGTTAAGTGAGGTGTCTTCGTGCTGTATCTCGGCGTAGGCTGACGCTGCCCCCCCGTAACCACAGATTACGAGGATCTGGTTAGCAGTGATAATCGGCTCGTGAGTGACCCCTGAAGTCTTGAGGATCTCATTGTCTATCGGAACGTAATCGTCACGAGACCTTTTCATTATCAGTCGAGCCTGCGTATACATAGCGCGAGACAACGCCGTGCGGGCTTTACGAGGAGCGCGAGCCAGTATTGTCTCTAGTTCTGAGAAACCCTTCACGTCGGCCACTAGAAACCTAGCGTCACCTTGTAGTGATGTAACTCGGCCTCGTCATTCAATATCTCAAGGTCCATTACTGCCGGCGTAGTCCCATCTGGCAGAGTCAACCGATCCTCTGGCGACGGGCGAAACGAGTCAGAAGGACTAGAGGGCGCACACCATACGATCCCTTGAGAGGCCACCACAGTGCCATCCTTCGCTCTAATATCGCTAACCTTCCTAGAGATGCGGGCTGCCATACTATGGCCCGTAGACGCGAACGTAGGCGTTCCGTAGTTAGAGAGGCTCTGGCCTGTAGTCCAGACCACTGTGTCCGGCATCAACGCTAGTAACTCTTTGTCTACCGCCACCGCCAGTCACCTCGATCATACTGCTGCCCACGAGATGTTCCCGGGTAGTCCATATTACCGACCTCTGCCATTGGGTCTACACGATCAGAGTTAGCGATCTGGTTGTCACGGTCGTCAACCGAGATCCCTCCAGCATACGGAGATGACAGTGCGAACACCGAGAACCCTGCTTCGCCGGCCATAGACTCGTATTGAGCAGCAAGGTCGTGATAGTGCTGTGCTTTAGTTTCAGCGTTAAGGCTGAGATCGCCTACCGAGCGAGAGACACTTCGAGCGTAACGGCCGGCCAGAGTCCGACAGGCCATAGCAGCAGCACTCCAATACGAAGCGGACTCTGCGATACAGAACAAGATCTCTTCATCGGCGATCTGGCGGTCCTCGCTATCAGTATCGCCAACAAGGAACCGCACCTTGTCAAGCACAGAGGCTTGAGGATCTCCAGAATAAGTCCACGTTTGAGCGGCCATTAGGTACTCGCTTTCTTAGGGAATACTGCGAACGCACCTTCATCGGCCTGAACTACTGCTCCTGACGAAGCCCATCGGTAGGTCCACCTTCCTGCCTCTGTGACCATTATGTCCTGTCGCCACGAGCCAACCGCAGGGTGCGCCAGAGTCCCCGTAGTGTAGACGAGGGTAGTCGAGGCCGGCCTCTGAACTAACAACCGCACAGGGGTGTTCGTAGCGGCTCCCGTTGACGTTGCCACAGTGAAGGATAGGCGCACTGTGTCGCCGATATTATAGGCGGTGAGGGAGGTTGAGAAACTCATAGGTCTAGTCTACCTATGGCGAGAGCAAATGTGTTGAGGCTACTGCTCCGGTCAAGGATTCTACTGTCGTAGCGGTGCCGTTAGCGGCGTATAGTGAAGCAACTGAGCCGGTAATGGCCTCTAAAGTTGTTACCAATCCGGTGACTGTAGGGCTAGAAGCGACGACGACTCCGGTGAGAGTGTGCGCAGCGATGACTGTCCCGCCACGCTTGAAGATCGTAAACGCTCCAAACGCCTCGGCGCTCGCAATACTACCGGGATACAGGTAGACGGTGGCTAGGTTTGTCAGTCCCTTGACTCCAGCGACCAGTTCCCCAGAACTTACCGAGCCGGGGCTAAACGACAACGCTGTTGAGATTAGAGACTTGACACCGGCGACTTGCTCGGCGCTAAGGATCGAGCCTACGCCGAACACGTTAGAGAGAACTGCACCGCCAAACGCTTCACCGGTAGTGACGCTCCCAATCTTGACCAAGTTGCCAAGGGTCGCTCCACCGAACTGTTCGGCCGTGACGATTCCGCCGACGCTTCCGGCGAGTTGGTCTAGGCGTATGACTCCACCGAACGCTTCGCTACTAGCGGTGCCGCCAACCTTTGTTATTGCTTGCCATACGCCTTGCGACCCTGCTCTAAGTCCTGCGACTGTCTCGGCGCTGGCGAGTCCTGACCAATCTTGAATAACGAGAGGCGCTTGATCGTAGTAGGCGAACTGATCGTAAGTGAATGTCGTGGAGCCTGTCGCGCCTTTACGCAAGGTGATAAGACCATTCAGGTTGCCTGTCAGTGGTGTTGCGTCTGTAACGCCTATTGAGAAATAGGTTGCTGCGGCGATCTGCCCGCTATTACGCCAACTGACCGGGGGTGACGAAGGGTCTGTGCCATCCCAAGCCCGAGCGCTAATGATGACGCCGGTGCCACTCGGTACGATTTTTGCCTGTAATACGAAGGGACCGGTACTTAAGAACGTCGGAGTAGCCGAGCCGGTTCCCGCCAGAACGGTAAACGTACTGACTGGCGACTCTTTCCCAATTGCGACACAATAAGTCGAGCCTGCCTTATCTGTGCCTTGACTAATCCAAACATAGTAATAGAGGTTCGTGGCTGCCTTGCGTAAGAATATTCCAGCCGAATGAGGTTGGGTTCCTGACAATGACGTGTGAGTGACAACAACAGAAACAAACGCATCGGTCGCCGTGTTCGAGATGCTCGCGCGTTCCCACGACCTGTTCGCTGCGGTCGCATTAGCAGTCGCAACAGTCTGACCTTGATTCGATAACACTGTTCGAGTTGGAGAGACTACGAACGCGTTGCCTTCAGTAGCGTAAGACCATGAAGCACCGTTGGAGAGGGTAGGCCAAGCCGCACCGTCAGACGCCGTGAAGTCCGTTGTTGCGATGGTACTCATGCGGCTAGAGCGTCTACAAGGATCCCCATTTGAGCATATTCCCAGAGCCTTAGAACTAGGCGTAGATCGCTAGTCTCGTCTTGAGCGTTCCACTCTGTCCACAAGGTTTTGAGACCTGCCAGATTAGTTGAGTTAGTACCCAGATTCTCGCCGCTAGCCTCCGAGTCAAATAAGACTGAAGGGTATTGCTGCGTCTGTGAACCTCCAAGCCGAGCAACAACCCACACCCGTAGACTCTGAACGAAGGGATCAGAATAGGTGAGTGGTAACAAGTAGTCGCGAACCTCTGTCGCTGCGGTCTCTGCGACGCCTGTAAAGGAGGCAGCAGCATCGGGCCTAAACTGCGAGACGATAGCAAGCAGGTCATTAAGGCGTGCCTGACAGACTTGCGAGAACTGTTCCATACTGAATCCGTAGATTGGAGGACGGTCCTCACTGTAACCGGCCATAACCATCGGCCACCCCTCGTCGCTGACCTCACCCCAACAGATAGCGAAACCGCCGAGGTCTTTGGCTAACTCTATAGAGTATTCAACGTCGAGGTTCCCAATAATGTTTCCGTCAAGGTCACGGCAGTTTGCGCCGGCATCGTGGAGCGCCGCCCAGTTTTGCGGAGCGGGCAGTACCACCGACGCTGCTCGTGCGCCATTCACTTTGCTGACGAGCGCGTGGAACACGAAGCGGACTGTCACGGCTACAACTTAAAGATTTTATTTGCGCCAGTACTCCAGTTGACAATGATATTACCGCCCGACGGGATAACTGAGAATGACCCGCCGGTCGAGGTCTGATCGATATAGCAGATCAAGTTAGACGTACCGCTAGAACCGGTATCCTTGAACAAGATTACTGCGCCGACAGTTGTTCCAGCCGTAACGCTCACGAAGGTTGTGTTTGCTGCGCCAGCGACTCCGCTCGTCACGGTCTTAGAAGTTAGTGTTGTCGCAGTGCCGGCACGCGCGCTCGAGCCGACGCTAGTCAAGAACTGATGCGCTGCGCTGAACGTATATTTGTCTTTGTCTACGAGACTCGCTTTGATCGTGTTCGTGTCGTAGTCAATAGTGCCGTCTAAGAATCCTTCGCGGCCTTTGTCGTAGAGAGCGTTAGCCATTTGCGACTCCAATAGTCCCGCTGAGGTTTAGCGTTCCGGCTCCCGCAGACTTTGCTGTCGAGTTGAGGCGCACCCAAGTTACAGCGTGGCTTGCTGTGGAGTTCCACATAGCGCCGCTTGTCGTAGCGTTTGC